TGACCAAGCGGCGCGAGTGGCCGAATCAGGCCGCCGAGGCGCGCAACCGGGCCGCCGAAGAAGCCCAGCGCGGCGCGCGGTTGCTCCGGCCATTGGTCATCGGCGAGCGATTCGATGCGACCGAGACATTGCGCCGGATCGCCGGGGCGCTCGATGCGCTCCAAACGATTTTGAGATTTCTGGAACAAGTGGGCGCCCAGACACGCCCGGAATGATGTCTGTGGACATGGAGCAATAGCGATGGATAACCAAACGGTGATTACGAGTACAGGCGTTCAATTGAACGCCCCTACATATATCCCGGACATGGTCGGCCTGGACGTGATTGACTCGAACCCGTGGCAAACGCGGTTGGAAGAGGATGAGGCGCACGTGATGACGCTGGCGCGGGACATTGCGGCGAATACGTTGCTGCAGCCCGGGCTGGGACGCCGGTTGGATGGGCGGGTGCAGATCGCGTTCGCCCATAGCCGGCTGGCGGCGTTCAAGTTCTTGAACGTGACGGGCGACGCGGCGGGGCACTTTGGCGAATTCCCGGTGATCATCCGCGAGCTGAGCGACCGGCAGATGAGCGATTATGCAGCGGCCGAGAATGCCAAGCGCAAGAACCTGTCGGCCATCGAGGTCGCTTCGGCGATTCAAAAGCGGATCGCGGACTTTGGGCTGACGCAGCTTGAGGCAGGCGAGCCGTTCGGGTATATGAGCCAAAGTAGCGTGGCGCATTTATTGAGCTTGCTCAAGCTGCCGCCACAGATAAAAAGTTTTGTCAACGAGCGCTTGTTGCCCGAGCGATTGGCGCGGCGCTTAGTGCCATTTGCGGTCATTGCTCTCGACACTGTGATCGAGATCGCAGATAAGGTTGCGGGCGCGCCGGATAGCGAGCGGGACGACGTGTTCCAGGATGCGGTGCAGGAACTGCTCGATAAGCATGGCGAGATCATGCGCGATCTCTGGCCGCTCGAGTGGAATGCGGAAGAGGCGATGCTCGATGGCGAGCGGCAAGCGATTGCCAAGTGCCGGGGTTGCGACTTTCGCATCATGGCCATGGGTGATTATCATTGTGCGCGCCCAACCTGCTACGCGGTCAAGAAAGCGTTGTGGACAGAACATGAATTGTCTCGCTTGAGTGAGCGATTAGGGTTGCCCATCGCTGGAATGGACGATACGACGATCGAGCCAGTCATGATCAACTGGGAAAATGACGATAGGGCAAAAGCGTACCTCAAGCGCAAGACCAAGCCGGATCTGTATCTCATGCCCGAAGATGGGCAACTGCTACCCAACTCGGGATCAGTAAAGGGTTATCATCATCGGCTGCTCGATTGCGCAGTCGTGATGCTCGGCAGTACGAATCCTCATCTGTTTGATCACTCTGACGACAAACCCGCCAATGGCAAGAGCGTGGCGGCGGATGTCTCCAGCGCCGTGGAGGAAACGCCGGCGGCGGATGTCTCCAGCGCCGTGGAGGAAACGCCGGCCGCGCGCGCCAAGCGGATCGAGCGTGAGGAGGCTGAGGCCGAGGAGCGACGCGAGGCGCGCTCGGCGATTCGCAAGGCCAGGTATGACTTGGTGTGGCTCATCATGCATAACGCCGAGATGCTGGCGGTGGACTTGCCGATCACGGGCCAGATCGCGGTGTATTGCGCGGATCTGACGCGGCGATACACCAACCAGCCTCAGTACGAGTGGCCCGAGTACATGACAGCCTATTCCCCGTTGGAAGATAGATTGCGGGGCCGCAGCCTTGACATCCGGCGTGATGCGGATGTCTATGAGGTTCGGCGTTTTATTTTGGTGCGACGGTTTGCGTATGCCGTTAGCGGGTTCAAGTTGGAGGAGCAATTCAATTGGACGCGCGGGTGTAAAAAGGTTGAGGATGTCGCCGAGGAGCTGGGGCTGGCGCTGCCGGCGGATTGGGATCAGCCGCCGGTGCACAAGACGGAAACGAATTGCCACGTGTGTGGTGTGTTCGCGCCTGGCCCGACGATCACGGGCAAGGATGTCGAGCGCGGCTGGGTTGAGGTTGACACTCCAACTGGGCACATGGTGTTTTGCTCGGAATCTTGCGTTGCCACATTCAATCGCACCAAGCCAACCAAAGCCAAAGAGGACGCAGCGCGCAAGTCGCAGACAGTGAAGAAAGTCGCAGCCAAGAAGTCGCAGGCGAAAAGCAAGAAGTAACCGTATCGGTAATGGAAATTCACAAAACGGAGGGTATCAGATGAAACAGTCAGCTTGGAATCCATGTGTCGGGAGCATGGCCGCAGCACAATGGCTTATCCGCCGGATCGCGTTGGATGGATTCACACCAAATGCGAGCTTTGCTGAAAGAATCAGTTCGCATCCAGTCATGTGTTGGTTGGATCACGATGGATGTTTGTTCATAGCGACGCCAGCAGTCCCAGTCCAGGATGGAAGCGCGTTGCTTGATAGCGTCGAAAAGGGAATCGGCGAACTTGAGAATGATGTCAAGCGTGTTTTGGCTGAGCAGCGTTTGTTGAATCTCATCAAGAAAGATGAGCCTGATGAGCCTGTTGAGTATTGAGTGAGGCATGGCATGAAACTGGCAGTGGCTGAGGAGTTGGCGGGCAAGTTGCTCGAGCGGTTGGGGCCGGTGTGCGAGCGCATCGAGGTGGCCGGGTCGGTGCGGCGCAAGCGCCCGGAGCCGCACGATTTGGAGTTCGTGTTGATCCCCGTGATGGAGGATCGCGCGGTGGACTTGTTCGATACCAAGCCGGCGCCGATGATCGAGCGCGTGATCGAGGAGATGATCGCGGGCGGGAACATGGCGTGGGATCACCAGGTGAAGCGCAACGGGCCGCGTTACAAGCGCCTGGTGCACGTGGCGACGGCGGCGGTGGTCGAGTTGTATTTTGCGCACGCGGATAATTGGGGCGTGCACCTGGCGGTGCGCACCGGGCCGGGGGATTTCAATCGGACGTTGGTGACGCGCATTAGTTGGAGCGGGGCGATGCCGCTCGACATGGCCATGCGGGATGGCTTCTTGTGGCGGCGCGGGCAGCGGCTCGAGACGCCGACCGAGGAGAAATTCTTTGCCGAGATCGGCGTGCCGTGCTGGTGGCCCGAGATGCGAACGAATGAGCGTTTGTTGGAGTTTTTGAAACGGCGGCGCGCGGGCGCGGTGGACCTGGCTGAGGAAATGCGGCTCGCCGATTTGAACGAGAGATGGTGAATTTGAGAACGCGGCGCATTGTTGTGTGATTGTGTGGTAGCCAAGCATGACGAACTGTATCAATTTGAATGCAGTTGTATGCAGGCTGCAGAGAGACCCGGTATAAATGACCCTTTATTCGATTTACGAGACGCATGACCGTGTGGCTGAATTGCGCAAGCTGCGCGGAATCGGCGATTGGCTGATTTACATGGATCTGTCACACGCGCAGGCGTGCGTGTTGATCCCGGAGCCGAGCGCGATTCATGCGCGCCACATCAGCCGGGGGCAGGTGAATAATTTTGTTCAGGGGCGCCGCGAGATTGATCCGCGCCAGGTCCGCGCGATCGAGGATCACACGAGCAAGGTTTTGACCGACGAGTTGCGCCGTGACTTTCACCGGCCCGAGTCGCGCGAGTACCGCGTCGAGATCACGGTAGGCGTGCGGCGATGGATGGTGAAGGCATGGGTGCAGTGTGTCAGGTGCGGCCGATTTTATAATGCGACGCGTGAGCAGACACGGCGCTGCAGGCGTTGCATCAACAGGAGCAAGAGGTGAGCATGGCGATGTGGTTTTTGCCGAGGCGGGATTGGGCGAGGTATGTGCCGAAGCTGGTTGACCAGGCGAATGATGGCGATGTCGTGTTGACGCATTCTGATTTTGCTTGTGCGTGCGTCGAGAGTTTTGTCGCGCGCAGCGGTAAGGCGCTGCGAGTGCGATTGTTGGCAGAGGCGGGAATTCCAGCCCGCGCCCCGCGCGACCGGGCCGAGGGGATGCGGTGAAGTTGATCGAGCTTGCAACACGGATGACCGTGCGCAATCAGCCCGGCTAAAGCGCTGACGCTTCGCGCAGCGAATGCCGGAATCATGATGGCGCGGGCTGGGTTCTAAAATTTCAATTGAGGTGAGGGTCATGCCTGCCATTGTCATTATCGCTCTTATCATTTTAGGAGGAGGCGCGTTGAGCAACGCGGATATGTTGCTCAATCGCGTGACCGCCAAGAATTTGTTGGTGGTATTGATTTTGATGTTCGCCTGTGTTGTGTGTTCCTACGTAGGCGGTGGTAACGGCGCTGAATTGCTCAAGTGACGTGTAGTGGTAATCAGAGTTATCTGAAGCAGGGGAGGTGGTGGAATGGTTGAGATAATAATGGCGGCGGTGATCGCGTTTTCGGTGGGCGTTGTTGTTGGCAGGCTAGTGCGCGCGCCGATCGGCCGGTGGGCGCTATTGGTGGCGGTGATCGCGGCGGTCTCAGGCGGGGCATACGTGTACGGCATGATGGGGGCGCTTAAAGTCAGCCAAGCGGCGCCGTGGATCAAGTTGTTTCCCAAGTTGTGGTGATGACGTATGCGTGGACAGGGCGTGGCTGGTCTATTGATTTTGCTGATGCTCATGGCGTGCGCGCTTATTGCTGTTCTGGCGCAGATGGGCGTGTCGGCCACCATGACCAATGATGGTGTCATGGTGGCTCGCCCGGAGGATTTGGCAAAGGGCACGGCGATGGTCCTGGCTGCCAATGTACAGGCGGCCGCAACGTCCGCCGAGGTTGGAGTGCAAGTGATGGCGACTTCGACAGAGGTGAGCCTGCGGGCGATGGCAACCTCGACCGCCTTGCCCTTGTGGGTGACACGGCAGGTCATTGGCAACGAGGCGCTGGGGACGCGGACGGCCAACGACACGCGTGTGACGGCGACGGTGGAATATGCTCAGGCAGAATCATATCGTCATGGACTGTCAACCGGTTCGTTTGTGATTGACATGGCGGTTGTTATTATGGTGATGATTTACGTTGCGGGTGGGATATGGGTGTTCGCCGAGATTTGGCAATCGAGACGCCAACGTGATCGGTACTATTTCAGGGACGGGGGGATGCGATGAAGGCGAAAGTGCGGGCAAACGGAAACGAGCCCGGCGGTGATCTGGGCGGATTCGGACGTCGCCCAGGCGAGTACATCGAGCGGCAAATTACATCGGAGAGCGAATCAGCCCTGGTTGAAAAGCAGGCTTGGATTTTCACCAAGTCGCTGTTCGTGATCGAGTTGGCGGCGGCGCTGGTGGTGCTGGTGGCGTATCTGGCATTCGGCGTCATCGTTCTGGCGGCGTGCGGCGAGCTGGCGCTGGGGGTGGGCTGCCTGGCCTGGATCAAGTGGCGCGAGCATGTGGCAATGCAACAGAGTGAAACCAGGGTCGAGGTGGGCATTCCGATCATATTGTGGCTGGCAGCGTCGGTGGTGCTGTTTTTTACGTGGACGCTCATCCTGGATGCGATGAGCGAGCGCACGGCGCTGATGGTGCTGGCGCTGGTGCTGACGGGGTATTTCGCCATTCCGTTCATTATCCCGCGTACGTTTCTCACCTGGCGCATGGCGGCGGAGATCAGCGATATTGGGATCAGCCGGAATGCGCTGACGGAGTATTACAAGCCGATATGGCCGTGGACATCGAATGATACGCTGGCGCCGCTTCTCGCCGAGGAGAGCCAAGCGCCGGATTACGTGGGCGAGGTGGTGCGACCGATCACGATCAATGGCGGCGCCAAGCACGCGGACGCGGCGCCAAAGACTTGGACATCTGAGCGGACAGGATTGACGTGGCCGGCACAGGACAAGCCGCGCGTGGTGGAGCGCGAGAATGGGGCGCGATATGTTCTGTCCCCCACGGGTGAGTATCTGGCCGTGCAGGACTTGATGAATTTCATCCAGGTCGGGATTCGAGGCAAGGCAGGCGCGGCGTATCGCCAGTGGAAGCGGGACAAGCGGACCCGGCCGAACGGGTTGAGCGAGGAACGCTGGCGCTCGGTCGTTCACTACCTGGCTGAGATCGGGGTAGTGAATGTCCCGATGGACAAGGCGCGCACCGAGTTCATGGTGGATACGGTGCGGGATGCGACGGGCCTGTTGATGGATGACATTACGGCTGAGCAGGGGGCTGAACCGACGGTAAGCGCGCCGAGCGGAAACGGGAGGCATCCTCCGGTGGAGGTCGTTCAATTGAACGACCCTACCCCCCCACTGGACGATGGTGTGTCTGGTGTCAGTTCTGAGGAAGGGGTTGACAGACAGACGACAGACAGACAGGGATAGAGTCCAGGGCAGGGGGGTAAACCTGCCAGTTGCCATGTTATGTTGTTTCGCGTAGACAGGCTGTTCCAAGCGAAAATTGCACCGCCGGCATCATGTTGTAGCATTCACTCTTCATTAAAATTATGATTGACAGACTAGACAATCCCGATCAGATCTGGCAGGCGGCGCTGGGCGAGTTGCAATTGCAACTGACCGGCGCGACGTTCAACACGTGGCTGGCTCGGTCGAATCTGTTGGCGTATGAAGATGGCGTGTTCACGGTTGGGGTGCATAACGACCATGCGAAGGAGTGGCTGGAGAACCGGCTGCAGACGATGGTGCTGCGGACGCTGGATGGGATTGTGGGGCGGCCGGTGGCGGTGAGGTTCGTTGTCCAGGAGCACGCGAACGACCTGGCGCCGTCCGTTCTGAGAAGTTCCATTACAACAACGGGGGCAGAGCCTGCCGAGCCAGCTGCGCCGCGTCCGTTTGTGCCGGTCGAGTTCAACACGCACGAGGCCGGCTGGTTTCCCATCTCGGCTTACGAGTCGTCATTCTGGCGTCCGCTGCTGGGGCGCGTGGGCTGGGCGATCTGGGAGATCATCCGCGAGGGGGACCATCGCAAAGAGAAGGGTGAGTGGACGCCGGATCAACGCTGGACGGCGCCGACCCTGGCCGGGCAGATCAACTGCGGCAAGCAGGCCGTTACGGGCGTCAATCGTTCGAATGGGGATGGTCAGTTGCATCATCACGGCGGCGGATTTGATAGGCTTGTCATGCACGAGATCGGTAAGGTCTCGCGCCAGGGCGTCGAGCCGCACGTGATCTATGTGGTGAGCGTGCGGACGCGGCTGCCGCTGCTGTGCCCGGCGCAGGTCAAGCAGCTTGCCGACGTGCTCCAGGTGCGGCATGATCGCTGGCTTGATGCGCATGGATTCGATGCGCGGGATTGGTTCGAGGCTCAGTAATGAATGAATACGAGAGTGTCAGAGTCAGACGGGTAGTTTATGATGAGGGCGCAACATTCGTTCCCGTCTGCGACCGGTGTGGCCGCTTTGTCAAAGCGGACGATTCAATTATGGTCAGTGAAAGTGGACTCTCACCTGAGCCAAATGCGACATGCTCGAAATGCGGACGCACCTCGATGCTATTTGAGGGTTTCGTTTACTGATGTAAACGCACCAGTAAGAACGTATTAATACGTTTTTACTGGTGCATTCGCACAACAAACACACCAGTAACTTTTAGGCCGGTCAAGCGATCTTCGCTGACCGGCTCTCTTTGTGCCGGGCGCACCGGTGCACACGCGCGCGAAAGCACCGGCATGTCTGTGGACATGCGCACCGGTGCACGGGGCTACTGGTGTAAACGCACCAGTCTACTGGTGCAAACGCACACGTGTAGGGGTACAATAAAAGAATAAAGAAATAAGTGAAGAGAAAGAAGGGATATCCATTTGAAGAAGTTAGGACGTGGTCTCCTGTTTCATGAATGCACATTATCAAAATAGCTTGACAGACCAGAAAAAGAGTGCTATCCTCTAATCACTTGCCATGTGCTGTGCCTTGGCGCATCTGTCCTCCGGGGACGGATGCGCCATTTTTCGTCAGGAGCATGCACATGGCTGGTTGGCTCGAAACTCTCCGCTCGATTCTGCTGAATGCCTGGGCATACGATGGGGTCAAAATCATCGTTTGCCACACCCTCATCAATGTGGTGATCGCGCTCGCTGCCGCGCTCAAGTCGAATACGTTCGAGTTGGGCCGCGTCGGCGAGTTTTTGATTCGCAAATTGGCGCCCTACGTCGGGATCTACTATGCGATCAAGCTGGCCGGTGAGGCGGCCGGGCTGGGCTTTCTGGCGCCGATCACCTGGGCTGCCATCGAGGCCACGCTGACCGGCGATCTGCTTGATTCGTGGACCAAGCTGGGGCTTCCGCTGCCTGACTCGATCCAGCGCCTGGTGGTGAAGCGCGCATGACAGAGCCGACGCTCATCTCCCTGGCCGGGCAATATGGACCGTGGTTTGCGATGGCGCTCATGCTGATCTACATCGTCGCCAACAAGCTGGGGCCGCAATGGCTCAGTTCATGGTTCGAAGAGCGCAAGTTGATTCGTCAGGCTGAGGTCAACGTTTATGAGCGTTTCATCGCCCAGCAGGCCGAGACACTCAGATTCATTGGCTCGGCGGCCAACGCCATGAACTCGATGAATGAGAATTTTACCCGTTCAATGGATGGGAATACGCTGCAGCTTTTCCATCTCATGCAGGCAATCGAGCGCGGCGGGCATTGTCCCCTGCCCGATTGTCCCTACATCTCCAAGGGGTGACATGACATGGCTGATAGCAATCAGGCGTTGCTCGAAGCGGAAGAAATGCGCAACAAGTTCATTGGGCGTGTGCGGGGTGATCTAACGAATTTATACCGCGTGTATTGCCTCATGTCGGAATTTGCGCAGGCGATTGGGGACGAGGAGCTGCTGGGCGCGGTGGCTGAATTGCTGCGGATTTGGGACGATCTCTCGAACACGGTCGCGGTGAAGGTGATCGCGAATGGGTTCGTAGAGTGGATCCAGACGGGGTGCGAGGCCAACGAATCGCGAGTGGGAGATTGAAACTATTCCGTGAAGGGCGATTACCACAATAGTGTGGAAAATCTTATGAATGGAGCGGTCAGAGTGACAAAGCGCCTTTAGGCGTAGACCGCTCCCCTGAATGATGTGAGATGACACGGCAAGGGAAACTCTTTGATGAAACCGGCAAGCTGCTCGAACGCAAAACTCTCACCGAACTCGACGAGTGGCTCAAATCAGCGCCCGTGGAATGGCGGGACAGGCTGCGGTATTTCATCGCCTGTGGCGTGCCACGGGATAAGGCGTTCATCCCGGCCTGGTGGTCGCTGCCCAAGGATGCTCGCAAGGCGGGAAACCTGGGGACACTCTCGGCGCTGGCGGATTGGCTGGGCGTCTCGCGCGAGACGCTCGACAAGTGGGAGAATCAGAAGTGGGGCGATCCGCCTATCAGCCTGCGTGACATGGGCCGCCAGGCGCGCATCCGGCGCATGGATGAATTCGGCCCCGATGTGGACATGGCGCTCATTTCACAATTGGAAGGCGGCGATGCCAGCGCAGGGCATTTCAAGCTCTACTATGACATTGTCAGTATCACGCGCGATGAGCACACGCTGCATTTGGTTGGCCTGGGTAATGGCCCGGTTGAGCAGACAATCACGGTGAAGGCAGTTGACTATCGAGTTGCGGTTGCCCCGCTTACGAGCGGATCAGAGTCGGATAGCGATCCATCCAGCCAAGATCAAGTGCCTGGCGATGGGTAGGCGCTGGGGTAAAACTGTGTTGGGTGGATGCGTCGCACTCGCGGCGGCCAGCCAGGGCGCCCAGGTCGCGTGGATCGCGCCGACGTATAAAAATTCGCGGCCGCTGTGGCGCTGGGCCGAGAATGCTGTTGGCTCGCTCATGCGCGACAAGGCCGTATCGGTCAATCGCTCTGAGCGCGAGCTGACGTTTTCGCTATGGCATGGTCGGCTCGGCATTTACTCGGCCGAGAATGCGGACTCGATGCGCGGTGAAGCGTTTCACCTGGTCATTGCCGATGAAGCGAGCCGCATCGCCGAAGAGGCGTGGACGGATGTCATTCAGCCGACGTTGGCCGATCATAATGGCGACGCGATTCTCATCAGCACGCCGAAGGGCAAGAACTGGTTTTATGCTGAATACCAGCGCGGCCTGGCCAGCGTGGCGGATTTCATGTCGTGGCAATCGCCGACGAATGCCAATCCCTCGCCGCAGATCCGCAAGGCGTTCGAGCTGGCTCGCGCTCGAGTGACCGAGCGCACGTTCAGGCAGGAGTGGCTGGCGCAGTTCATCGAGTCGGGCGGTGAGGTGTTTCGCCTGGTGCGTGAGTGCGCGAGCGTGCCCATGACTGTGGACCCGAAAGCGTCGCACGGCGATGTGGTGATCGGCGTGGACTGGGGCAAGAGCAACGATTTTACCGTGTTCACGGCGTTGGATGTGCAGGCGCGGCGCGTGGTTGAGGTGGCGCGCAGCAACCAGGTGGATTACATGCTCCAGGCACAGCGATTGAAGGTGATGTGCGAACGATGGCAGGCGATCCAGGTGCTGGCAGAGAGCAATGCGATGGGCGAGCCGATCTTGGAGCAACTGCAGCGTCTGGGCGTGCCTGTGGTGGGGTTTGCGACGACAGCGACGAGCAAACCACCTTTGATCGAGGCGCTGGCTGTGGCGATGGAGAAGCGCGAGATCGCTTTCCCGAATTTGCCGGATCTGGTGGGAGAACTGGAAGCCTACCAAATGAAGATGAACCCGGTGACGAATCGGACGACGTACAGCGCCCCGGAAGGGATGCACGACGACATGGTGATGTCGCTGGCGCTGGCTTGGTGGGCAGCGACGGCGGGTGTATTGATCGGGAAGCTGGTGTATTAGCGCTAGCGCCCGTTCTGTGAATTGCCGTTACCAGAACAACGGATGGGGAAAGGAACGGATGGGGCCACGACGGAGCTTGGATTGCGAGTGGATTGACACGCCGATTGATCAGGTCGAGGGCGCGCTGCGCGCGGGAAGCTTGGTGCTGGCGCTGGTGGGCCAGGCGGGGCAGCTCGCGCGGGGCCGGACGGTTCAAGTTTTATCGGCGAATGGACACGATGGGCAGATGATGGTGCAAGACATCATGTACAATGATACAGCGTATCAACTGCTCGATCCGAAACGTTCGGTGTTGCGCGTGGTGATTTTCTCCAATCCCCTTTAAGGGGACAAATAGGAGCTGGCGCTTTGAATCTCATTGATCGACTTCGTTACGCAGTGCGCGCGTTTGTGCTGGGCTCACTCGTGGTGGAACGCTCCGACGAGGCATGGGGCCATCCGATCGAGGAGTGGGCGCCCGCGGAGTATGGCCAGTACATCGCCACGAGCAACGGCGTGTATGCCTGCGCGACGCAGCGGGCGCAGTTTCTCTCGTCGCTGCCGCTGGCGCTTTACAAATTGAATGCGCAGGGCGACCGGTCACAGGTGATGAGCGGACCGCTGTATTCGCTGCTCAAGAAGGTCAATAATTTTTGGACGTTCAACCGGCTGATCGAGATGACGGAACTGAGCTTGTGCTTATGGGGCCAGGCTTTTTGGTTCTTGGAGCGCGGGGATAGCGGGGTGCAGACGCCGAGCGAGATCTGGTGGGGGCGGCCGGATCGTGTTCGGGTGATCCCGCACCCGGAGCGGTACATTGCGGGCTACTACTATCTTCCAATAAATGGCGTGCGCGAGGTGGCTTACAAGCCGACCGAGGTCATGTGGATTCGGCTGCCGAATCCGAACGACGAGTACGCGCCCTTGTCGCCACTAGCTGCTGCACGGCTGGCGGCAGATTACGCGAGCGCGGGGATGAAGTCGAACAAGAATTTGTTTGATAACGGCATCCAAATGGGCGGGATGGTGTCGCCGCGATCGGGTCAGACATTCAATGACGAACAAGCCAAGGCGATTGAGGAGTCGTTGGCGCGGCGTCTCCGAGGCGTGGACAAGGCCCACCGGTGGGCGGTCTTTCGCTTCGATGCCGAGGTCAAGCCGGTCGGGTTCAACCCGAAAGAGGCCGAGTTCCTGGGCGGACTGAAGTGGTCGCTGGAGGATATTTGCCGGGCGTATCATTGGCCGATTGACCTGGTGGGCGGCCAGCGCACCTACGAAAATTATAACTCGGCGCTGAAGGCGGCGTGGGAAAATTGCGTGTTGCCGCAAGGCAAATTCGTCTCGACGGAGATCACCGAGCAACTCCTGCCGATGTTCCCGAACCAGGCCGACGTGGCCGAGTTCGACGCCTCAGAGATCGGCGTGCTCCAGGAGGCTGAAGGCGCGCAGTGGACGCGGGCCAAGGAACAGATCGGCGCGGGTGCGATTGTGATCAACGAGTGGCGCGATGAACAGGGTCTGAAGCCAGTGCCGTGGGGTGACGTGTGGTGGGCGCCGGCGAACTTGTTGCCGGTGGATAGTGGCGAGGTGGCGCCAGCGGGCGCGCCGGCAGCACCGCCTGCTGAATCGGCTGGGGCTGAGGAGACGGCGCCTCGGCAGACACGCGCGATTGATTACGGATCGGACGAGCACCAGAGGCTTTTTGCGCGATTCGTGCGGCGGACGACGGGCTACGAGAAGCAGGTGACGCGCGTGACTGTGGATTTGTTCCGCCGGCAGCAGGATAGCGTGCTGGCTCGATTGCGGCAGCGAGTTGCGCGGTCGGTGGAGGATGCGGCGGCTGAGCCGTTCGACATGGCGCAGTGGATCAAGGCGTTCCGGTCGGAGGCGCGGCCGGTGCTGCTGACGATCGTGGAAGATGCGGGACAGCAGGCGCTCGAGGATTTGGCGCTGACGATGGCGTTTGACGTGGCGCAGCCGGCGGTGGCACGATTCCTGGAGCGGCGCGCCCAGCGGTTCGCGCAGCGGGTGAATGAAACGACGTGGGAACGACTGAAGTCGTCACTACAGGAAGGGATTGCGGCGGGCGAGAATATACCCCAGTTCGAGCAGCGCGTGCTGGACGTGATGGCGGAGCGAATCCGCAGCACGCCGGAGACGATCGCGCGCACCGAGGTGATCGGGGCGGCGAACGGCGGGACGCTGGAGGCGTGGCGGCAGAGCGACGTTGTCGAATCGAAGACGTGGCTGGCCGGGTTGGACGAGCGGACGAGGCCCACCCACGTCGAGGCGCATGGGCAGACGCGCAAGATTGATGAGGATTTCGAGGTGGGGGCCGGGCGAGGGCCTGCGCCGGGCCAGATCGGGGAGCCGGAGGAGGACATCAACTGCAGGTGTTCGATGACGGCGGGGGTCCGATAGGAGGGCGCGGAGACCGCGCCCCTACCGTATTGGTAATGTAGATTCACAGAAGCGGAGAGTGGAATTGGAGGTTTTGTCAATGGCGAAAATATACTTGCGAGGTTACAGAATAAAGTCTAAAGATGAAAGCGATGAGCCAGGCTCACCGATGCGTTTTGTCGCATCCACAGAGGGCGTAAAGCGTGACGGTAAATCGCTTTCATCGTCTGACTGGCGGCTGGATAATTTTCGCGCCAATCCAGTTTTTCTTTACGTGCACGATTATATGGGCCGCACATTGCCGCCCGGTCGAATTGTGAATGTGGAGGTCACCAACAGCGAATTGCTGGCGGATGTGGAGTTCGACCAGGCGGACGAATTTGCGCGGCAGATCGAGAGCAAGTACCGGCGCGGCTTTTTGAACGCGGTGAGCGTTGGCTGGCAGGATGTCCAGGAGGGTAAAAAAACCTGGCATGATCTGTTGGATATTAGTGCGGTGCCGGTGCCGGCGGACCCGGACGCGCTCAAGGCGGAGCAGGTCAGGGCGCTGGCCGAGCTGGGCCGGGAGATCGAGAATCTGTTGGGCGATGTGACGACACGGGGGGCGATCCCGCCACACACGACGGATAAGGCGCCGGAGACGGCCACGTGGGATGGGCCGGGCGAGATGGCAAAGTGCGAGGCGACGGAGAGCGCCTTGAGACGGTTATGCGCGTGGGTGGATTCTTCGATGGAGCCCAACACGAAACGAGCGTACAAGCTGCCGCACCATACGGCAGAGGGTTTGGTGGTCTGGCGTGGGGTAGCTGCCGCGATGGCACGTCTGCTCCAGGCTAGCACCGAGATTCCCGACGCTGATCGGCGCGGCGTGTACAATCACCTGGTGCGGCATTATCAGCAGTTCGACAAAGAAGCGCCCGAGTTTCGGTCTGGCGCGGAGCTGGCCTTGCTGGGATCCGAGGAGATCCGTGGGCTGTTTCTGGAGGGCGAAGGCGAATTCATGGCCACGGACATGCTGCGGGCGGGGGCGATGCTGAGCGCGCGGAACAAGGGCGACCTGGAGCAGGCAGTGACGTTGATCCAGGCCGTGCTGGCGCGGGCGACGAAAGAAGAGGCGGCGTCCGAGGACGAGACGCCGGCGGGTGATGAGGGGCAGCGGAGCACGGACGAGACGCTGCTACAACTACACAAGATTTTCACAGGAGGGCAAAATGCCTAACGCACCTACCAACGAGGAGTTGGTTCGAGATATTCAGGCGCGCTTGACGACGATGGGAGAGCAAACGAGTGAAGCGCGGATCAATCAATTGGTCCAGACGTATCTGGATAAGCTGTTCGGCGCCGAGGGTGGCAGCCGCAAATTCCGCTTCGGCGGGGCGGGCGATCCGAAGCTGGCTGGCAGCAAGTTCGCTCGATGGGGCTTGACGCTGGCCGATATCGAGTGGGCGCACGACGTTCTGACGAGCGCGGCGCGCATGGGCCGGAGCAACGGCCCGAGCGAGGAATTGCGCAAGGCGTTCACGGAACTGTCCGAGGCGGCGTATGTGCCCGAGGCCACGGTGCGCGAGTGGGATAAGCGCGCGATTGACGACATGTTCCCCAAGATCCCGAGGGCCTGGCTGAGCGCGCGAGACGCGGCGCTGCACGGGCGCGGGCAGTTCGAGCAGATGGATGCCTACCAGCGCGCGCTGGGTGCGATCAACATGCGCACGTCGGACAGCGGCCAGTCGGGCGCGATGGACACGGCCGATAGCGGGTATGGCTCGCAACTGATCGGCGCGCAGTACGTGCGCGAGCTGTGGGAAGCGGCGCGGACTGAATCGCGCGTGTTCGTGCTGCTTGATTCGTTCGAGATGACGGACCCGGTGGCGTATCTGCCGGTGGAGGCTGACCTGCCGGAGATGCTGTTCGTGGCCGAGAACACGATCCGTGATCCGAGCGCGTACACGCCGAAGAAAACCGGCTCGAATCGGGTGACGGTGACGGCGTACAAGTTCATCATCCGCCAGATCTATTCGGGCGAGATGGAAGAAGACAGCATTATCCCGCTCGTGCCCTACTATCGCAGGCAAGCGCAACTCTCGTTGGCGCACTATGCGGACAGCGCCGTGTTGAACGGTGACACGACCACGGGCGCTTCGCCCGACAACATCAATATTGACAGCGATCCGGTTGGAACCGAAAAGCATTACCTGGCCTTTGATGGGATGCGACACGCTGGCCTGGTGGACAACACGGCAAACCAGAAGGACCTGGCGGGCGTGATCACGCTGGATGCGCTGATGGCGGCCAAGGGGCGCATGGTGGACGAGACGTACCTGCAGGATTGGGGACATCCAACGGATCCCAAAGACCTGGTGTATGTGGCCGATCCCTACACGGGTGACTCTATCGCCATGATTGACGAGATCAAGGCGTGGCGTCAGTTCCAGGGCAATTCGCCGCTGTTGAATGGGCAGGTCGGTGACATGATCGGGCATCCGATCATCAGCAGCATGGCGGTCAAGAAGAGCCTGGCGACCGGATTCGTGCACGCGAGCACGGGCAACAGTTATGGGACGGTGCAGGTGTTCAACCGGCGCGGATTCAAGGTGGGTTGGCGGCGGCGCGTGCGGACCGAGTTCGAGCGGTATCCGGGCCTGGATCAGAGCACGATCACGTACAGCCTGCGCTTCGGGTTTGGACGCTATAGCCCGACGGGGGCGGCGAGCGGGCTGGAGTGCGCGGATACGATCTATGACGTGACGCTGTAAGCAAGCAGGGCGCGGAGACCGCGGAGGGCGCGGAGACCGCGCCCCTACATTGGTAATGTATCTTCACAAAATAGGCCGGCGAGGTGGTGATGCCTCGCCGGTATGAGGAGCAGGAACATGAACGAGACGACGAAAAAGTATTTGGCGTGGCTCATTGTGGTGGTGGCGATCCTGGTGGCGGGCTACCTGGGCGTGGTGTATCCGATTCCGGCGCCGCCGACGTCGCCAGTGGTGGAACCGCAGGCGCTGACGTCGGGCGGCATCAAGTGTCACAGCGTCGGGCCGACTGGGAATTGCGTCGAAATCTGGAACGGTGGTGACGTTCGAATCTACAGTAACCAGGGAACGACGTCAAAGTTTGCCGTGGATGGCGCAACGGGTGACACGACTATCGCGGGCAGCCTGGCCGTCAGCGGCTCGACCGTGGATGGAGGCGTGATCGGGAATAATACGGCGATCACGGGGACGCTGACGGTGACGGGGGCCACGGCGCTGAATGGCGGCCTGGCGATGGACACGAGCGCGTTCAGCGTGGCCGATGCAACGGGCAATACGGTGATTTCCGGGACATTGAATGTGACTAGCACGCTATCGCAGGGGGGCGTGTCGTTCACCGGGCCGATCAAATATGGGACGGCGGCGACGTACACCTCGGGGGCGAGCATCTCGCATGGGTTTGCGACGACGCCGACCGTGTGTATTTTGACTCCGGCGCGGGATGTGACGGCGACGCTGACGATCACGACGACGGGCTTTTCATCTGATACCGCCACCCGGGCTGCCCCAATCTATTGGCTGTGTGGGAAATAACCAGGAGGTATGACGATGGCTGAAATTGCATGTCGAAAGTACACGGTGAGGCGAGGCTATGGCCGGATTGGGCTGTTCATGGGGCCAGGCGACATGGTGGAGCTGCCGGCGGAGGTGGCGGCCTGGATCGAGCGGGATAGCGTGGGCACACTGGTGCCAGCTACCGATGAGGCGCCCGAGATTGTAGCGCGCGCGATGGAGGCGCCGCCGGAGGACCGGATGGTGCGCCAGGCTGTGCTGCGCGGGGAAGCTGCGCTGGACGAACCGATCACGCCGCATGTGGTCGTCGAAGGCGCGACAAAATCGGGCAAGAAACGATAGCATTGAGGGGCGAGGAAGAGGGCGAGGAAACCTCGCCCCTACGGTACGGATAACTGGTATTACATGAACAGAACAACGAATTTGGGAGGGAACGAAGGCGATGAGTGAAATCTGCACGGTCAAGGTCAAGGTGACGACGGCGGGTGAGGCTGCGAGCGCGGTGGGGAGCGCACAGACGGAGGCGCTGCAGGGTTTCCTGCTGGACGTGTTCCTGGATTACCACGCGAGCGCGCCCAACACGACGGATGTGACGATTGCGTACACCGAGCGCGGCGGGAACATTCTGGCGGTGGCGAATAGCGCGACGGATGGGCTGTACGCGCCCAGGCAAAAGCCGGTGGACAATGCGAACTCGGCGATCACGAACGCGCACGACCGGTTTCCGCTGAACCAGCCGCTCACGATCAGCGTGGCTGGCAGCGATGCGCTGACGGCGTGCGTGACAGCGCACATCCGGTATCTGCGAGGGTGAACGCATGGCCATTGCGCACAGGATTTGCTCGAAATGTGGTATTGAGAAGCCGCTGGAAGATTTCTATAAGACTTCGAACGGTAGAGGCATTGGCGGTTGCAGGGCCGCGTGTAAGGAGTGCGAAAATAGAGCATCAATTATCCGTGTCGCAGAATGGCGCAAGGCGAATCCAGGCAAAAGGGATGAACAAGACAAGCGGTATAGGGAACAAGTTGGATACGATGTGCTGCGTGAGCGAAGCAAACGCAGTGTCTCAAAGAATCTAGCATACTATGCGCTGCGTGCGGCGCAGTGGAGAGCAGAGAATCCCGACAAGGTGAAGGAAATATGCTATAGATACTGCGAGACCCATCGATGGGAGCGTATCTTGCTTGAGAGAGAAAGGCAAGCCAAGAAGCGCGGCGCACCAGGTGCGTTGACCAAGCAGGAATGGATGGAGATATTGGAGAGGCACGAGTATAGATGCGCTTATTGTGGTAGGAACGATGTGAAGATGACAATGGATCATATCGTTCCGCTGTCGAGAGGCGGCCAGCACGTTGCCAGTAATGTTGTTCCAGCTTGTCGGACATGTAATACTTCCAAAGGTGCTAGGCCAGTGGAAGTGTTTCTAGAAAGGTGTTAGCTTGATTACAAACGGGTATGCGACGCTGGCCGAGATCAAGGGCAGGCTCGGAATCATCACGGGGGACACGGCCGATGATACGAAGCTGGAGAGCATCGTGGAGGCGATCAGCCGGGCGATTGACATGCAGTGCAGCCGGCGCTTTTACGTAGATGCCAACGATGCGACGCGCTATTTCACGGCAGAGTTCGGCGACGTGTTGTATCCTGGGGACCTGGTGAGCGTGACGACGCTGGCGACAGATGTGAGCGGCAGCCGCACGTATGGAACTGCCTGGGCGGCGACGGATTACGATCTGGAGCCGTTCAATGCAGCACTCGACGGCAGACCCTACACCAAGGTGTGCGCCAGCCCACTCGGCTTGTATTCGTTCCCGACATTGTCAAAGGGCGTCAAGCTGATCGGCAAGTGGGGCTGGCCCAGCGTGCCGAAGCCAATCGCGGAGGCGTGTTTGCTGGCGGGTGAGAAGCTTTTCAAACGCAAAGACGCGGTTTTTGGCGTGGTCGGGTCGCCGGAGATGGGTCAGCTTAAACAGATGCTCAGGGACGATCCAGACTTGGCGATCTTGATGAATCCCTACATCAAGTTTGACATTTTGGGGGTGTGATGCCGGCACAGGTCCAGATCGTGGGATTGGAACGGCTGCTGAAGAAGCTGGGGCCCGAACTCATTGGCAAACCGCTGGGAGATTTCTGGAAGCGGTGCGGGGTCACGGTGCAGTCGGCGGCGCGCGAGCGGGCGAACCGAGACGCACACGATACCGGCCACCTGGTGAACATGATTCAATACGAGGTGGACACGCGCGAGGTGCCGCTGTGGGCGAAGGTGGGCCTATTGAACGCGAGCGCGGGATCGCCGTTGTGGTACAAGGGCCGGGCAATGGAGTATGGCACGGGCAGGATGGGCGATCCCGAGGTGAGCCACAAGAGCGGGCATTGGCCACCGGCTGCGGCGCTGGACGTGTGGGCGAGCCGGCACGGGTTTGCGAGCGGGGGGCAGGTGGCGCGCATCATCGGGAAGCGGGGCGGATTGAAGCCTCGGCGGTTTTTGCGCGGCGGATTTGAGGATAGCCTGAACAAGATTCGGGGCTATCTGCAGCAACTGGGCGATGACATCCAGGCGGCATGGGGGAGGCGTTGATGGCCGTGACTCTGCAGAGCGCGATTGACGAGATTATGGCGGACCTGGTGGCGGCGCTGACGACGGTGCGGAGCGCACCGGACGATCCACCGGAGCAGGTGGCGGCGTTCCCGTTTATGACGGTGCATCCGGGCGCGGGGGCGTGGGAAGAAGGCCCGGCGGGGATGAAGACGGGACTGCACTCGATCGCGGTGGAACTGCACGTGGCGCGGTCGCAGGGCCTGGCGCGGGCGGTGAGCGAGGCGCTGGGGTTCGCGGAGTCGGTGCCGAACACGATTTTCAAGGGCCGGGATGCTGATCAGTTCAATCATACGATTGATACGTTTGACCGGATCACGTACACGTTCGGGCCGCTGAGCTGGGCGGGCGTGGATACGTTCGGGTGGATTTTCAAGGTCGAGGGCGTGAAGCAGCAGACGGTGGTTGCCTAGCGCGGAGGGCGCGGAGACCGCGGAGGGCGCGGGGACCGCGGAGGGCGCGGGGACCGCGCCCCTACATTGGTAATCAACGTTATCAAAATGGAGAGGTGAACGATGGCAGCAGGTATCAAGGCGTTGAGGAAGTTGCAACTGTACACGGAGGCTGTGGTGGGAGTATCCGCTCCGGCGACAATCCCCTGGCGCGGGACGGGGGAGTTGGAGGACTTGACCACCGTGACGCATCCCTCGGAGGATGTGGGCTACCTGTCAGGCGTTGACCGGGATTATATCCCGATGGTGGGGGCGGGCCTGAATCTCAACGCTGTACCTGCTTCCTTCGAGCATCTGCCACTGCTCTTGGAGTGCGGTGTGAAGGCGGTGGGGACGGGCGTGGCCGATGGGGGCGGGACGGGCAAGGTGTACACGTATGCCATGCCGACCACGGCACCGAACACCATCCGCACCTATACGATCGAGGGCGGGGACAACAACGAGAAAGAGGAATCGCCTTACTTTTTCGCAGAGGAGATCAAGCTGGTTGGCAAGCCTAAAGAGGCCGTGATGATGAGCGCCAAGCTGACGGGGCGGCAAATCGCGGTGATTGAATACACGGCCAGCACGATTGCCTTCGTCCAAGCGACCAAGAAGATTACCGACTCGGCTAACCTGTTGGCTCAGTTCGTGACAGGCACGACTATCAAGGTGACTGGCACGGTAAGCAATGACGGCATCTATACTGTGGCAACGGGCGGCGTGGCGGGTGAAATCGTCACGACGGAAGCTCTGGTGAACGAATCGGTTGGCACTGCGTTCACGATTCAGGATTGGTTCGCTGGTGGCCCGACCGGCTTGACGCTGCCGACGCTCGAGGTGATGAACTTTGGAAAGTCGAAGCTCTACATTGACCTCATCGCAGGGACGCTGGGGGCGACGCTCAAATCGAACACGCTCCTGGGTTTCGATTTGACGATCAAGACGGGCTGGTACCCCGTGTTTTCTGGCGACGGGAACCTCTATTTCGGGTTCATCAAATGCGCGGAGCCGTCTGTCGTGTTGGATGTCACCTTCGAGCACGACGGCACGGCGCGGGCTGAGAAGGCTTTTTACCGCGCGCTGACGTCGCGCTTGCTTCGTCTCAAGGTCGAGGGGACCGCGCTCGGAACAGCGGGCACGTACACGTACAAGACCTTTATCGCGGACCTGGCGGGCAAGTGGACGAAGTTCAGCGTGCTCGGCGAGCAGAACGGAAACGATATCGTGACGGGCACGTTCACGTCGCGCTACAACGCGACGGCGGCCAAGTTTGCGACGTTTATCGTCGTGAATCTGCTGGCGACGCTCTAATGTTTGACTGGGACATTGAGCCTGATCCAAGATACAAAGAAGAGCCGAGGTTCCGCGTTGTTCATCTCAAGCCGGGGCTGGGCCGCTTTCATACCAGGGGGGAGGCGGCGCGCCGGTCGGGTGAAATTCGGGGCCGTTGTCAGCATGACAAGATTGCGGCCAGGTGGCGCAACGTGCAGCGGCACGTCGAGCGGATGCGTGATGCTGTTCTGTGAATTCGCATTACATGAATAGAGGAGTGGGCATGATCGAGATACGAATCAACGTCACGCAAGACCGGCTGGACATGCTGACGGTCGAGGAAATGGTGGCCGTCGAGGATGTGGGAGCAGGGAAGATCAATCTCAGGCTTTTGCGGGATGTGGTCGCCAAGTTCATCGTGGATGATCAGGGCGTGTATTGTGCCCCTGCTGATGCGTTTCGCGTCATCAACCATCTGCTCCGGCCTCAATTTCACGAGGTTGTCAAAGAGTTCTTTGCGGCGGTGAACAGCACGGCCGTAAACCCTACGACAGACGGCAACTGATCACTGCCGTCTACCATCGGGGGCAAGGCCCGGCCTGGTTGGGGGCCATACAGGCGTCGAGCGCGTGGCACATCCCACCCTGGGAAACGCGCGGCGAGATGAGTCCCTCGCCGGCGAAACGCTATGTGTGGCGGGTGCGGTGGGCCGAGTATTATAATCTGATTGCGAAATCCAAAGAGGATAGAGCGTGAGCGAAGAACTTAAGATCATCGTCACGATGGTTGATCAAGCAAGCGGCGGATTATCTAAGATTGGCAATATCGCCGCGGGCGCGCTCAAGGTTGGGTTGGGCGTTGCGCTCGGAGGCGCAACGGCCCTGGCTGGTGGACTTCTTGTAGCCACCAAGGCAGCGGCAGACGCTGAAGATGTCCAAGCCGATCTTGCCGCAACACTCCTCTCTACAAAAGGCGCGTCGGGCATGACGCTCGATTCGCTGAATGCGCTGGCCACCGGTTTTATGAATACGACCAAGTTCGAGGATGATGTCACGCTCAAGGGTCAGGGTATGCTTCTGACCTTTACCAACATCGGCAAGGACGTGTTCCCGATGGCGACCGAAGCCATGCTCAACATGGGGCAGAAGTTTGGGAGTGTGGACGCGGCGGCGTTGCAATTGGGCAAGGCATTGAATGACCCTATTGCGGGAGTGGGGGCACTTCGCAAGGTGGGCGTGCAACTGACTGATCAGCAAGAAGCGCAGATCAAATCCCTGATGGCTCTGGGGGACGTTCAGGGAGCGCAGAAGATCATCCTGGGGGAGCTGCAAACAGAGTTTGGCGGGCTGGCTGTGGCAGCGGGTCAGACACTCTCTGGCAAGTTGGAGATTTTGAAAAATAAGTTCGGCGACATCCAAGAGAAAATTGGCGGCGCGATGTTGCCGGGTCTGACGAAGCTAGGCGAGGGATTGATCAAGGCGCTGGATAATCCCGTCGTCACCAAGGCAATTGACAGCATCACGAATTGGCTGGCGGAGGCGCTGCCCAAGGCAATTGACGCGGGCGCGGGCCTTTTGAATACCTTGAGTACGAAGGGCATTGGTGGCGTGTTATCCAACATTGCCGCCTGGTCGAATGACCCCAAGACTCAAGCTATGTTACAGGCAGCGGGAGAACAGATAGGCAAGGGCGCGATGGCGGGCATCAAGGCAGCGATCACGAACGCGCCGGCCTGGACAAAAGCGGCCCAAGACATGGGTAGTATCGCTATGCCTATTATGGCTAATGTCGCTCTTGGGCTTGGGTACGGTTTCTGGGCGGGCATAATCGAATCCCTGACAGGATTCAAGGCGAAGGATTTCAAGGCTCCCTTCAAAGTGCCCGGCTTCGCGTCGGGTGGAACTGTGCCCGGTGCGATTGGCTCTCCGCAACTCATTGTGGCACACGGTGGGGAGATAATTAATCCTGTGGGCGGCGGCGGGAGTGGAGGCGGCGATAGCTTTGTGTTTGTCTACTCGCCCATGATAAGTTTGGCCGATGAGCGGGAAGTTCAATCAAAGTTGACGCCGGTGCTCAATTCCTGGTGGGCGGGCGCCAAACGAATGAGGACCGCATGACATGGCGCGATATGGAACGTTCAAGTATGGGTATGCAAAGTACGGGGCGGAAATGAGTGTCAATCTACTTTGGGCGTTTGAGGTGGACTGGGACAACGACGGATTGTTCGACGGCAGCGGTGAGCACACGCGGCTGAAGGCTCTTTCCATCACGCGGGGGCGAGAGGGCATGTTCTCATCGTCGTCTGGCGGCGAATCTCGATTTGCGAGGATGCAGGTCGGTGTATGCGATCTGTCGTTGGATAATTATGACCGGCGCTACGATCCGTGGTATGTGACGAGTCCCCTCTACCCCGACGTCCAGCCCGGGCGGGAAATTCGGTTGAGGGTTCAGGATGGATCAGGGGGCGGGACGTACAATTTGTTTCGAGGCAAGATAGACGAGATACCTAATTCGGGCGGCAGAAAGACAGCCCTGGCGCGGCTCGTGGCCAGCGACGGCTGGAGAATCCTGTTGGACCGGCGGGCGACCGTGGCGCTCAGGACGAACACGACGGCCGATGTTTTGATGGACGACGTGCTGGACGACGTAGGCTGGCTTGCGACATGGGGACAGTCGCTGGATGTGGGGAGCGACGTGATTCCCTACGGTTGGGTCAACGATCAGAGCGCCTTTGACGCGCTGCACGATTTGAGCGAAAGCGAGATGGGGCTTACCTACATCGGAGGCGATGGGAAGATTTATTTCAAAAGCAGGCACACATTGCTGCTGGAAGCGGCGGCCTTGGCTCTCACGGAAAGCGAAGTCGGGAACGAGCCGGTGGTGACGAACCCCTGGGAGTCGGTCAAGAACAAGATCAGTGTGCGGGCCTATCCGAGACAACTGGCGGCGCTGGGGGAGATTTGGCGGCTGGATGAGCTGCGGGCTGTACAACCCGGCTCTGCGGTGACGCTGTGGGGAACGTTCAGAGATCAGAATTATAACGCGACGATCGCGCAGGATGTGGTGCCGCCAGCGCCGACGACTGACTATACGATGAACACGCAGGCGGACGGCGGGGGCACAAATCTCACCGGCAGTTTCACCGTGACGGCAACGCTCTTTGCGGGGAGCGTCAAGCTGGTGGTGACGAATGGGAGCGGCTTTGAGGGATACATCACGCTGCTAAAGATTCGGGGCAGGGCGCTGGAATCGTTGAACGTATCGGCGAGTATCTCTGAGAGTTCAGCGAGCCAGGCGGTGTACGGCAGGAGGCAATTGACGTTGGAATTGCCTTTTCAACAGCAAACGCTGGTGGCGAATGACATGAGCGATTGGCTGTTGAGCTGGCTGACGTCGCCGCTGCCGACGGTGGTGGTGGAGATCGTGGATCGGCCCAGCGTCCAGTTCGGGTATGACCTGGGGACGCTGATCACGTTCACGTCCGCGTATTATGGCATCGCGCACTCGTTTAGAATTGCCAAGATTCAGCACGACAGCATGGAGTCCATGCAGGCGATCAGGACACGGTGGACGCTGGAGCCGGCGGCGGCGTTCCAGGCGTATTGGCAGCTGGGGGTGGCGGGGTATGACGAGCTAGGGGTCAATAGCCGGCTTGCGTTTTAACAACGGATTGGGAAAGGAACGGAGAAATGGACACAGCCTATAAGAAGATCATGAAGCTAGTCGCCCAGGTGGAAGCCCAGGTGGACGCCCAGGTGGACGCAACCGATAAGAAGATCGTGAAGCTAATCGCCTGGAAGGCCAGGCAGATAGACGCAGCCGATAGAATGATTTATGCGCAGACTGGACGCGGCGCCAGGATAGGCACGGCACGCGATACGATCGGGGCGCTCAGGAATGGGATGAAGCTCATCGCGTGGTTGGCGACCCAGGCGGGCGCGATTTGGCTGCCGTTCAAGGTAGCTGTGCGGGGAGCTGTGAAGGCTGAGATCAATCATGGCCGTTGGATCGTGCGCTGCCCGGCGTGCAGCGGGGCTGAGGAGGCTGATCCGGGCGAGCCAGTGTTTTATTGTCTGTCGTGCGGGAATGACGGGAATGGCGGACACGTGATGCAGGTGGTGTTCCCTGACGAATGCAAGGCGATTGAAGCGGCGCTGCTCCGGCGCGAGATGGGTAATCGGAATTGGGCCCCGGGGGAATCGCTGGGCGATCTCGAGCTGGAGAATGCGGAGCATGGACTCGGGGTGGAGGGCGCGGAGACCTCGCCCCTACGGATAACATCTATTACCAATACACCAGAGGCGGCGGGAGGGTAGAATGGCTTGGACTGCTCCGTCTACGAAAAGTACCGGAATGCTCGTCACAGCGGCGATCTGGAACGAGCAAGTCACGAACAACATGACGTTCCTAGGCACAAGCCATAAGCATGGCGGCGCTGCCGGTGATGGTGGAAACTTGTCTGTCGTGTCGGGCCTCATTGCGATTTTCGATGCTGCCTGCCCAGCGGGTTGGACGCGGGTGACGGCGTGGGACGGCAAGATGATTCGCGGGGCGGCGGCGTATGGGGCGACGGGCGGGGCGGATACGCACACGCACAGCCACGTGCATACGGTCACTGCGCATACTCACGTGCAAAATTACGGCGCCAAAGATAAAGTTGTGAGTGCAAATTTGATCGTGGCAACCGACTCGCTGGGTGTGTCTATGACGGTGACGGGCGGCGCTGGCTCGACGGCGTATCAAATGCAGAGTGGCGCCGCGTCGGGCGGAGGCGCAAACACCGGGACTGACGCGACCGCTGGAAGCAGTTTGCCTGCCTACATCGCGGTAGTGTTTTGCAAGAAGGACTAATATGGCTTGGTCAACGCCTACCACGCAAACGACGAACACCCACATCACGGCGGCCGTGTGGAATGCTCAGATCACGGATAACATGGCGTTCCTGGGGAACACACACAATCACGATGGGGGCGCGGGGGACGGCTCGCTGTATGCGCTGCTTCCACAGGGGATCATTTTGATTGCGGACGCGGCGTGCCCATCGGGTTGGACGCGAGTGGCCGCTCTCGATGGGCTGTTCGTGAGAGGCGCGGCGGCATATGGCTCGACCGGAGGCGGTGGAACGCACTCGCATTCTCATGCGAATACGATAGCCGACCACCGGCACGGTCAGAGTTATGGAGCACAGAATCAGGTCATTGATGCGGCCAAGTTGCTTGTTGCCACCGCAACGTCGGCTGCCGGGATGTCGCAGGAAGGCGGGGGAGGAAGCTCCGCCTATCAGCTAATTGCAGGCTTTGATTATTCGGCTGTGACGGTTGGGAATGATGCGACGACCGCAACTGTGCTGCCTGCGTACATCGAAGTCGTCTTTTGCAGGAAGGATTGAGGGAGAGGATGAGCAACAACGGAAACGGGAAACAAGCTGAATTTGCCGCGCTCGATGCGGTTGACCTGGCGACGATGACGCAGGACAAGGTGTGTATCGAGCACGATCACAAGACTGGTGCTATGGCGTGGCGGTTTGCGACGCCGCGGGCTGACCCGATCGGGTTGCTGGTGAAGGCGATGGTATATGAATTGATCCTCAACAGCGACCTGGCGAAGAAGGTCGCTGAACTAGAAAGGCGAATCGCCGAACTGGAAAGGCACGACGACTGAAGTCGTCACTATGGTGACGTATCGGTAATCGTGGTTAGCGAAACGGAGGACGGACATGGAAACTAAAGACACGCCCATCGTCATGGAATTGACTCAAGAAGAAGTCCAATATATCACGGAAGTGCTTTTGAACGCACCAATGCAGGTAGCTGTGAAGGACATGCCGCATTTGATTGGCATGGTACAGAGCATCGTCAAGAAGTTGCAACCAGAAGCTCCGAAGGAGTAACATGGCCTTCCCAAGCGTGTTTCCTGGCGACCTGGATTCATACGTTCAAAAGACGGACGGCATAGACGACGTGATGGCCGTTGACGTGAACGAGCTTCAATCTGCTATCCTGGCAATTGAAACGTCACTCGGCGTCGGATTCATACTCGACATTTTTGAGCCGGAAGATAACTCTGTCCTGACTTACGACCTGGTGACAGCGTCTTGGATAGCCGATCTGCCTTACGTGGTTGAGCACGGCATCGTCGGCGTAAAGCACACCACAAGTGGTAGAACAGCCGGACAGGTGTTGATTGCAACGGGAGCGAATGCTTTTGACTGGTCTGACTTCTTCTTTGTTGGCGCGACGGGACGAACGTATACGTTTCCTGCCGTGACAGGGAACGTGCCCCTGCTTGAGACGGCCAATACGTTTGCAAGCACTATTCGAACGATTGGCATTGGGGTTGGCGTCGCTCCAAGCGCCACAATAGGCATCAATATCAGTCCAACTTATGTTGACACATCCGGCGCAATCTACGGCGTCAATGACATCATATTTGTAGACCCTCCCTCGGCTTCGTCGGCGACGTACTATGGCTATCGTGGCGGCATTCGCAGTGTTGCAGGTTGTGCGCAGAATTTGACTGTGACTTTTCGTGGCATTGAATCGAATACGCTTCACACCGGCTCTGGAACTCTGACTGAGCTGAATGCGTTCATCGCTACGTGGGGGCTTACGGCGGGTGCTGTGACAACCGCTTATGGCCTGCGCATACTTGCATGTCAGGGAACGCCTGGGACGAAATACCCCATCTACGTGGCGGACACGGGCCAGGTTTATTTTGCAGGCTCGCACAAAGTCGTCGGAGCATTTGGATGCAACGGCACGACGCCGCAGACGGCCTACTCATTGGGCGCGGCCTGCACCGACCTGGCGACGGTGGTGGCGCTGGCGAACAAGCTCAGGTTGATGGCGATAGCGAATGGGACTGGGTCTGCATGAATGGAAGCCTCAAAGCCGCCAGTTGGCCACTGGCGAGGCCAGGCGATGGGCGGCTTGGATATCGGTTTGGGCGATGGCGAGGTAGCGGCGGACCATGTCGAGCGTAGTGTGGCCCAGGACCGCCTGCAGTGTGTAGACGTCGCCGTGGTTGCGAAGATATTGAATCGCGAACGTGTGTCTGAAACGATGCGGGTGCACATCGGCGATGCCGGCGCGCTGGCCGATGCGATGCAGCACGTGGTAGAGATCGCGCGCGTCAAGCGGGCTGGTGGAATGCCAGGCGGGAAACATCCAGGCATCGAGTGATTCATCGGAGCGCTGCGCCAGGTAGCGCCAGATGATCTTGGCCGTGTTCTCTGAGAAGTAGATCGTCCGCTCCTTGCTTCCCTTCCCCATGACCGTGATGTGGCGGGCTTTGAGATCGAGATTCCGTACGTGCAGCCCGCACAATTCAGACGCGCGAATGCCGGTATCGAGCAGCAGGTAGATGATGACGCGATTGCGCAGCGCTTCCGGGTTGGAGTGCTGGCATTCGCGCTGGCCCGGCCTGGCATAGGGCGCGCTCTTGTCCACGGCGCCCAGCAACGCTTTGACCTCGACTTGCGTAAAGGGGATGATGGTGTGCTGTTCGGGGATTGGCGCGGGGATCTCGCGCACCAGGTTGCGCTCGACGAGGGCTTCGCTGAGCGCCCAGCGCCATAGCGCGGATAGCCCAGCGTGATGGCCGAGCGCCGTCTTTTTGCTGAGATGCTCGAGACTGATCATGAAGCGCTGCAGGTCGGCCTTGGTGATCGCGCTCATGAGCGGATCGCCGTCGAGAAACTTTTGAAAGCGCGTCAGGATGGCGCGATAGAAGCGGATCGTGTTCGGGCTGAGCCGCCGGGCGCCCGCTTCGAGAAAGAATCCTTCGATTGATCTGGAGAGTGATAGGGTATTCATTTGGCCTCCGGTTCGAGAACGCTTGTTCTGATAATGTGAAACTCGTTCAGATAATTGGGTTTGGGCTTTTTTTTGAACCGGAAGCGGGGCGAGTTGGATGCTCACACGCTGGGGGGCGATATCGCTTTTGGCCGACCGGTGGACACAAGAGACGGTTTGGGCTATCTCTTGTGTCCACCGGCCGTGAAAGTCGGGGCGAGAGGATTTGAACCTCCGACCACTTGAACCCCATTTGAGACTGGGGGAGTTGAGCGCCTCCGGACACTCGAGCATGTCTGTGGACATGTTACCCCCTCACCGGCCTGGATGAGTTACTTTCTCACAGGATGCTCTATTCTTCCCGCTTCAGTTCACCTCGATTCATGACCTCGCGCTATTGTGGTAATCACGCTTCACAAAATAAGCGCGGTGTACGGGCGCGGTGTACGGGCGCGGTGTACGGGCGCGGTGTACGGGCGCGGTGTACGGGCGCGGTGACCGCGCCCCTACCCCTACGGGCATGCGCAGCCGGGCGGCGTGTTGCATGTGAATTTGAGCGAGATGCACGTATCGCCGCAGGGCTTGCTGGTTGTGCCGCAATGTTTGCAGCAGGCCCCTCCCCCACCCGCCGGCGGCGCGGTGGGCGCTATGACAATGACCTGCGTTGCGGTGGACAGCGGTCGCAGGGTTGGCGCCGGTGTCCAGGTGACGGCATTGGTAGCGGCGCGCATCGGGATGGGCGTCCACGTGGTCGTCATGGTTGGCGTGAGGGTTTGCGTGGGCGCAAGCGTTTCGGTTGGTGGGGCGATTTCCGTCGCGCTCGACGAGCTGGCTGACGTTGGCGCCACCTTCGGCGGCGCGGGCGCTAGTGTGGGTGCGATTGCTGGCGCGCTGGGGGTCACGCAGCCGGCTGCGAGAACGAGCGCGGCGATGGTGACGAGGCCCCAGCCTTTCATGATGCTATGCTCCTATGATGCGGGGCAAGGCCCCTGCCCTGCTCCACGACCTGGCCCGCATGTAGCGCCACAACGCGCAACGGCTTGACGGGCTAAGACTTTGAATCAGCAGCAACAGCGCGATACGGTTTTTCGCTTTTCTCCAGCGCATAGAGGGCTTTTGCATGTTCGATCACGTCCGCTTGATGGTCGGGCATGAGTGACGAGAAATAGGTGAGCAGATCTTGAGCGCTGGGGGTATCGCTGTCTGGCTCCGGCTCAGCAAGTCCGGCCGCACGCATTACTTCGATGTCTTTTTTGCCGAGTGCCTTCGCAATGGCGGTGCAGGCGTCGTGGCCTGCCAGCCTCTCACGATTCATCAACTTGCTGAGATAGCCCTGGCTCAGCCCTGATGTTTGTGATAGCCATGCCTGGGTTCTATCTATTGCGGCAAGCTCCGCTCTAAGCCAATCTGCGAAAGCAACTTTAGGCATTGAATTCATTCTAGCAGGCATTCCATTCCTATGGTTCAATCTAAAATTGCCTATTGACATTTTATGCTATTTGGTGTAAAATTCCATCAGTTCAACAAAAAGATGCCTGGAGTACAAGATGTCAGAGGAAAAAGCAGCGGCTCAAAACATTACCCTCTACCCTTCTCAGGTTCAGAAGGTCGAGCGCTTCATGCGCTTTTGGAAGATTCGAAAATTCAGCGCGGGCATTCAGAGACTTATTGAAGAGATGCCAGAGCTTGCGCTGGACGGCGCCGAAAAGTCGGACACCAACGGCGGTGCAAGTGCCGCTGGGAACATCGGCGCGTAGGTGTTGACGTGGCCCGCGTCGGGGTATGACGCGGGCCACGTGTGGTCTCCGCCGGGTTTCTCCTCCTTTACCCGGCTTTCCCCTGGGCCTGACGGGGGCCAGGCCCAGGGGCCTCTCGGAGGTAGCAATGAACGTGACGACGATCAATCAATTGGTATCGGTCAACATCCTGCTCGAGCGGGATGAGGCGATAGCGGCGCTGCGCGATCCGCGCGAGCTGCAGGCCAAGTTGCGCGAGGCGTTGGGTGATCTGGCGTCGGTGACGCTCAAGGCGAGCCGGAATGGGCATCGGAAGGCCGTCCCAAAAGCGAAGGCCCGGGCCTCGACGTTGATCTGCCCGGAATGCGGCGACAAGTTCAAGGCCAGGGGGCTTGGCATCCACATGGCAAAAAAGCACAGCACGAGCGATGCTCCCGCTGCCGGCGACTGATTGATTCGGGGAATTGGCGACTTGGCGTGAGATGTAACTGGTGCATAGGAGAGGCGCATGAACAAGATCAAGGTGAATCTAGTCAAGTTGCTCGAGCAGGCCGCACCGCAAGTGTGGGGCGGCGATGAGCGCACGCTTCTGACTTCGTTCCTGGCAGGGGTTCTATCGTCACAGTGCAACACGAACTTTGAGCAGATCGTCGAGATTGACCTGGATGAGTGTGTGGTGGGCGGCCTCAACCGGCTGGACGCGCTGGATGCGCTGGTGGCGTTGGCCAACGCGGCGCGCGCGCAGAGCAAGAACGTGATACTGTGCGACATTTTTCAAACCGAGCGCGGCGAGCGGGCGCTCATCGCCATCCGCAAGCGGCTGGGGCTGATGATCAGCCCCATCTCGTGAGGTGCATGATGCTGCATTGGCTGTTTGACACCTGGCTCTTTGACAAGGCGATGGCGTTCGTCGAATGGATCACCGGCTGTGGAGTGGATTACGACGGCGAGCGCCTCGATGTCCTTCGGATGAAGAAAATCCCGACGAAACCTGCTACAACATCGAACCCAGACGAGTTGAAAAAAAGCTGGGTGCCTAAGAAACGTGGTTGAGGTAAGACCGATTACCAATACAGAGGATCAAATGAAACCGTGTTGGTCATGTGGTAGTACATCGGAATGCTACGCAGATTGCGAATGTTCGAAATGCGAAGACCCTGATGGTTATGCAGATTGGAAAGAAAATTACCCAGAGGAATATGAAGCTTGGCTAGAATCTCAGAGAGAGTTGGAGTGATGATGACGCTGGCAACTGCAACCGCTACTAGAACCGAATTGGTTCCCTCCTGGGTCGTGATGCCCGATGCGCCGCTCCAGCCCGGGCTGGGCGTGGACGACCGCGACGAGGATGCGATCAAGGCACAGATATGGCCGATCGCGTTCGAGCAATGGATTGCGGGCGGCTGGCGCTCGCACGGCCACACGATCAGCACGCAAACCCGCCGGGCCTATCAGCGCTCGGTGGACGAGTTCCACGGGTTCATCGGCGACCGCTTTCCCATGTGGCGCGTGATGGGCAGCCAGGTGATCAGTTGGCAGAATTCGATGCGCGCCTCGGACCTCTCCGAACAAACGATCAACCTGCGCCTGGCCGGGCTATCCTCGCTGTACGAGTTCCTGTGTCACAAATTCTCGTTTCCCGATCCACGCAACCCGCGCACCGAAATGTTCCTGTGCGGGCGCAATCCCGTCAAGTCCGCCACGCGCACCAAGATCAATCCCTACGAGAACGAAAAGGCGGGCGGCTTGACCGAGGATGAAATGATGGCGATGCTGCGGGCGTGCGACCGCGCCAGCGTGGCGGGCCTGCGTGACTTTGCTCTCATCTCGACGATCTTTGCGACGGGCCAGCGCTCGGCGGCGATCGCGACGATGACGTGGGGCGCGATCGAGGTCAAGGGCCAGGTGGTGTTTTATCGCTGGGAGAGCAAGGCCAAGCAGGGCGTGGACGAATTGCCCGAGGCGGCGTACAAGGCGATCTGCGTTTACCTGCAGGCGGCCAAGCGGCTGGATACGATGGGCAAGGATGACATTATCTTTGTGCCGTTGTCGGACGTGGGCACGCGCCTGGCCGAGCGCAAGGCGGCAAAGAACGGCCGCACGTTGCCGCCCCGGGATGGGCCGAGCTGCTTGACCGGCGCGCGCGTCAACCAGATCGTCAAACACATCGCCCGGCGCGCCGGGCTGGATGAGACGCGCATCCACACGCACACGCTGCGTCACACGGCGGCGTTGTTCCTCAAGCACAAGGGCGCCGACCTGATCCAGATTCAACAGATGCTGCACCACAGCAACGTCAACACGACGATGATCTATTTGAAGGGCATTGACCGCGAGCGCCACCCGCTGTGGAAAACAGTGGGTGACTTTTTCGATATGGTGTAGACATGAGAAGCGATATCACGCTCGACATTCTAACGGTTCTCAAGCGGCATGCGCGCTTTGTCACACGCGCCGAGCTGGTGCAGTCAACACGCTCAAATGATCGCCAAGTGCGCGAGGCGATCTCAGATTTGCGGCGGCAGGGGCAACTCATCGTCGGGGACGAGGGTGGCTATCGGTTCGCGCAAACGTGGGATGACGTGTTCCATTGTATCAGCCGGATCGAGCACCAGGTGCACGTGTTGAATGAGGTCAAGTTGGCGATGCTGACGGCGGCGGTACAGCAGTTCGACAAGCCGACTGGTCTCTAGCAAGCGGGCTGGAGAGCGTCACACCTCTCCAGCCCCATTAGGCAGCCTGGCTCATCGGGGGGCGATGAAAAAGAGGGTTCGAGGCAGTACCCTTGCCAGGCTGCCTTACAAGGGGCGCGGAGGGCGCGGAGACCGCGCCCCTACATTGGTAATCACGGTTTACAGAACACCCCTGAAGGGTGTCTGAGGATAGGAGCGGTCATGGCATACATTCGGAAGAGTCAACCTGTGACCAATTTGGGCAAGCGCATCGAGTTCGAGTTGTGCGAGGTGCGCCTGGTGCGCTGCCTGGTGATGACCGTGCATGCGATCGGCGAGGAGGTGAGCGTGGCTTCGCCGGTGGGGGCGCAACTTGCGAATGCCAAGCCCGGCGACGTGTTGCAGGTGCACCAGATGGACGATGGCTATTTATTTGGTAAGGTTCTGTCAATCACGGACAGTGTAGCACCGGCGGCGGCATGAGCGAGATCGGGATCAGTTCCGGCGTGATTCGGGTCCTGGCGGGCTTGTTCGTTTTTGGCCTGCTCTATAACTGGGCCGTGGGCTGGTTGGAGAACCGGGGCTATGACGAGGGATACACGAGCTTTCTGGTCGTGATCGGCGTGCTGGTGACGCTGGGCGGCGTGGCCGTGCTGGATTGGCGCGCGGCGCTCTTGACGGTGGGGGCATTTGTGTTCAGCGGCGTGCCGATGATCGTGGGATCGTGGTGGAGACACGTGCAGGCCAGGCGGCGCGCCCAGGATGCGCTGCGGGGGACTGGATGACCAAGCGGCGCGAGTGGCCGAATCAGGCCGCCGAGGCGCGCAACCGGGCCGCCGAAGAAGCCCAGCGCGGCGCGCGGTTGCTCCGGCCATTGGTCATCGGCGAGCGATTCGATGCGACCGAGAC